AGCCTGTTGCTGTGCAGCCTGACGATTGAAGATACCACGTTCACCAGACTTGCTCTCATAGAGGGCTGTCCATTCTCTCATGAATGATCCCATGTCTGCTGATCCGTCTGTGTAGCATACAGAGTTGTTAGCCAGAGCACGATGAGGTTCTGTCTCCCACCATGATCCAGACTTGGCATGTCTCATACGGTCATCAGATAGATTGGACAGACTGATCAGGGCAGACCTTCTAACTCCTCCCACCACCACTACATCAGCCACCTTGCACATTAGATCATGGCATTCGATACTGGACAGCCTACGTCCAGCAGCCTTCTTGAACATACTACAGGTGAAACTGAAAAGATCATCCAGAGGGTCAGGACCACTGGCCCTACCACCAAAGGTCTTCAGTTTAGCTCCAGCAGGGCGTAGCTTGGACATATCCCATCTGGGCAGCATACCAGCATAGAGCAGGTTGATAAGCTCCTTGAAGCCCTTGAACCATCCCTCCTTGCTGTCCTGTACGATGATTGTTGTCTCACTCTCTTCAACAACATCAGGTATTGGAGGAAGCTGATTGATGTACTGTCTCTCCACAGAGAAGCCTACACCAGTTCCATGCATCAGGATGTAGAGGCACTCATCAAAAGCTCTGGGGCTGTCCACAGGCAGGTAGGAGCAGTTGTAGGCAGCAATATGATTACGTTCCAGTGCAGGTCCAGCAGTCATCATAGCCCTCATGGAAGGCATGATATTTAGTGTGACCATTGCTACATATAAGTCTGTAAATAGTTCCTTTGGCATGGAGTAATCATGTTTGTCTTTAATGAAGACTTTATAGAAGTTGAGAAGGCGAGTGACAGTTTCTTCCCATGTCTCTCTTCTTCCCTCCTCTTCCAGCCAACGACTATATCTGGATTGATGAATGAACGATTGGTAATCAGTTGGAAGCATTCTTCTTGGTATCCTTTTTTTCATTGCTGGAAGATTTCTCTTCAGGAGGAAAAGAAAATGCTTGTTGATCTTCTTCCTGTTCTTTCTTGACTTCTAACATTATCTGTCCCATCAATACATTTACTTCATTGAAAGGTTTCTTTGAAAGGTAATTTAAGATAGCATTAACTAACTCTATACTCAGTTTCATTATTTTATTCTCCTATAATAAATCTTTCAAGGTAGGTTCTTTATATAGGTCTGACTTCAAAATCTTACCATCATCTCTATAGATGGGCTTACCATCTTCTCCCAGCTTGGACATATTGGAAGCATGTACTCTATTAAAAGCTATGTCAAAGTTCCAACCAAACGTATCAGCAAATCCCACACAAACATATACAAGATCACAAAGTTCTTTCAGTATGGCAGCTTCATCTTTCTTATAGTATATGGCTGACATGACTTCTGCAAATTCTTCCTGTAAAAGATTTATACGAAGAGACTTTGTAGCGTTGAGAGCACTGGCAGGATACTTTGCATTGGTGTCATGACCAAAGGCTTTATGAAAAGTATTAAGTTTATCTTGAATAGTTTCTGCTTTCATGTATGTCATTCTGTATCACAGGGTTTATAATTTATAAAGCTTTCCACTTCCTGTATCAGTCTACTAACATACCATTCTGTTTTCTTTAAATCTTCCAGAGCACTTCCTTTATATTTGTATCTGGAAATATACTTGATGATATTTCCTTGCAGGTATCCTTCAAATTCTGAAGGAGTCATACAGTTTTTTATCATATCTATTGTTTCTATACTACCTCTGTTGTAATGAGGTGGATGATTAATATTATCAGACATACTATATAAAACTCCCAGTAAGTTGGTCACTAGTGTAACTTTTTAAACTCAATTATATTATCACTGTAATTGATTTCTTCTTCTGAAGATTGAGGATACTTGGCATTGAAAGAATACCTGCCAGTTTCTCTGATGGAATCCACAAAATCTTCATCATATAGATTGGACAAGATACCATATCCCAATTCTTTAATGAGAGATATTCTCGTTTCATTTTCAGAGATATCAAATATTTGAACTACAAATTCTTCCTCATTGTCAGCTTCTTCAAACATAATGACAAGACGATTCTTAGTGGGATCATAATCTTCATTGGGAATACCAAGAAATTTTATAAAATCTTTTTGTTTAATAGCCATATTTCATTAGCCTTTCCACTTGCTTTTCAAGAAACTCTTTTGTTCTGGGACAGTGTTCTTCCATTTCTGCAAGATCACCAGTTATTTTTTCCAGTGATAATATTACTATGCTGTTGGATGTTAATATAGAAATTATTTTGTTTACATCCTCCAATATTTTTTCTGAGTTTTCATCCAAGTTTAAATCTGACCAGTGAGTGGTGAGAGATTTCTTCTGACGTATTGTAATAATATTTCTTTCAGATAGTTTCTGTTTCTCATGAACGGTATACACATACCATATATCTGGATTAAGATCAAGGTCTTTCTCATGAACTCTCAGTTGCAGGACAACAGGCATTATTGTTTCTCTACTTTTATAGGTCTGTAAAATTTACCACCAACATAATTATTATAGTAGGCAGGTTCATCTGTACCTTCAAGTACAGTGGTAAGAACTTTTAGTTTCATTTGATAGAAGCATTCATAGTAGTTCAAACTTCTTTTGTTTTCATACTCCCCTATAATTTGAAATTTGAAATTCTTCTTTCCTATTTTTCCCATGTCAGAATTAAGATGCTTGGAAGAACCTGTATATGTTTCCCAACCTGAAGGCTTGCGAGATTTCTTTTTAATACCAATAAAATATTGCTTGCAACCTATATAGGACTTCTTGGTTTTCTTATTTGTTATCTTGTATACAAAACCAAACCTATTATCAAGATCGGGAACGAAAGGTTTTCTTTTATAAGTCCAATGCATTATTCTAGTTCTTCAAATTCCTCATGAACTTCTGTGAGCCTACCTGATTCACGACCATAGTATACTCTACAGGCTGGTCCTGTCAAACCAGAGAACCTATTCTTGATGACTCGTACTGTGGTTGTATGTCTCTCAATCTCATCCTCATGCTGTCCATTTCTCTCCAGACCAATGACGATATCAGATAGCTGACCTATACTGGCCGAGCCTCTGAGTTGAGACAGGGATGTTGCAGACCCCTCTTCATGCCCTGTACCTGTAGGTCTGCGAAGATGAGATACAATGAGCAGGGCAATGTCAAGCTCCTGTACAACAGTACGCATCTTGGTCATGATCTCATCAATGGCACGTCTCTCATCAGCCACATTCTGATCTGACACAATGATACTTATATGATCCAGTACCACATACTTACAGTTCAAGGCTTTGGCAAAGTATCGAATCCTGTTCAGGATAGAGTCGATAGCATTGGAACCAAAGTGATCATAGAAGAATAGTCTTCCAGTGCCCAGTGTATTATCAAAGTATTTCCGTAGGTCTTCATCATTAACAGAGGCAAAATCTGCTGGCAGGTGCAGACATTTATTGGCTTCCAGACTCATGAAGGCCAGACCACTTCTCTTGACCGACTCCTCCATGAACATCATGCCTATGTTGTCATTGGTATTCTTGAAGACGTGATAGATAAGTTCTCGCAGGAACTGAGACTTGCCTAGACCGGAACCTGCCGTGACAGTCACAAGCTCTCCCATACGAATACCATAGGTCAAGTCTTGTAGTCCCTGATAGGGATAATTGATGGCAGCCTCTGTGGCCCCTTCAATAATTGTATCCCACATCTCGTTGCCGGATATGATACCTTCCGGTGTGTAGGTCTTTGCAGACCACCAGTCCTGAACAAACTGGTTCTTCTTATTGTTCAGAAGATACTCATTGGCATCTTTATACTGGAGGGACATTACCTTTGCTTTGGGTGATAACATCTCTGCCACTCTGGCAGTGGCTTTTCTACCAGAATCATCATTATCAAAACAAATAACAATGTTCTCAAAGGATGTCAGGAAGTCATAGTTATCTGTTATATCTTTGGAGGCAGCGGCGGCACCATTACGAATGGATACCACCGGCCACTTGCTGCCCATTAACTGGTAGGCAGACATGGCATCTATCTCCCCCTCACAGATCGTGACATACTTACCGCCCTCCTGAAAGGATTTCTGTCCAAACAGCATGGCACCCTTGATGTCACCCTCAGAGAAGAACGTCTTGTTCTCTGTATTCCTGACCTTGTTGGCTATATGCTCTCCTTCCCTGTTGTAGTAGGGATAGAAATGTTTTGTTCCATTGAGCATGGCTCCATAGCGTCTACAGGTATCCTCTTCGATCTTACGATCAGGAATTGCTCCTATCGTTCCCGTGCTGACAGGTCTTGTTGTTGTCATAGGATATTCTTCTTCCTCATAATTTGAATTGGGCAGAACTTGATAATGACAGTCTTCACTATAGCATTCTTTATATCCGTTTGAATATACTCCTACGTTATTTTTACTACCACACTCAGGGCAAGGCTCATGCCTTACGAAGTGAGACATTTTATCCTCTCATACTATCTGTTATTTCAGGAACTTTAGGTTCTTTCTCCACTGTTGTTAAATATTTAAATCCTTCCTGATATCTGAATACTCTCATGTCAGGAAAGCAAGTCCACTTATAGGAACAGTATACACAATCTCTGGCAAGCTTCATGTTTCCTGACTTGCCTTCCGGTTCTGGCAGGTAACAGAAATCTGGCATACTTGAACTCTCTGCTATCTTCTTGACATCTTTAATACGCTCTGTGGCATTGATCAGTGTCATGTCATCAAGCTCAAGTAATACTATCTCTCCAGAAACTTTATTCATTGCCAGAATATATCCAACATCTTTACCCTCTGCTTCAACATATGCACTGACCTGCGCTATATAACCAAAGGGATCATCATACTCTATCGATCCTGTCTTGAATTTTCTGAAAGCAAAATCACTGGCAGATTTAATATCTACTATCTCTCCATCAATCTTACAATCAATATGTCCCTTTATTCCCAATATCTCGCACTGTTTCTGCGGTTCTTGTACTGAGTGACCAGCCTCTTTCGTAAGGAAGATAACCAGTTCTTCAATGATCGAACCATAGAGAAACTTGATGAGAGTAGATGGTTGATACGATCTTTCAATCTTTGGACCTTTGAGTTCCATCCAGATTTTACGGTCTGGCTTGCCGATTGAAGACATTCTAATACGTTTTTCACTGGGTGTATTCCTTTCCTCCTCCAGATGTTGAATGATAACAGCAGAAACACCCTCCAAAAAAGCCTCCAGATTTTCTCTGGAGACCTTCTTGTTGGATGCAACACGATCATATATGTCGTTTACTAATGTAGAAATATGCATAGCTGCCCACTCCCTCGCCCACTATGCTTCTTGATCATACGAGCGTTTCCGAAATTAATATTGCTCATCACAAGCCCTGATATCATGACTAGACCATGTCGTCGTCGTCGTCAAACTCATCTCTAGCATACTCAACTAACTCAGTCACCTGTACCTTCTTGAGATACATTGACGTACCATACTTCTCAGCAAAAGGATGATTCTTATTGAAGTCAACCTTAACTCTAACGCTACTACCATTACCAATAAGAGTATCTCGATCAATAATCTTCTTATCGGAGTCAATGACAGGAACGAGGTATTGAGTTCTGGCAGTTATGAACTCTCCTCGATCATCATTCTTATTCTTCAACTTAACTCCATGAGAATTCAAGACTTCCTTACTCTTGTCAGAAAGATCACCTACGTCCAATTGGTACTTATCGGAATACTCATCCTTGCGGTTGAGCTTGGTCCAATAAGCTTTGCCTGAAATAATTGCAGTCTCTTTCTGTACAGCCATCATATTTATCTCCTTAATGTTGATTAATAATGTACCACATTACCACGCTTAGATTCTTATGTCAAGAGAATTTTATATATCTTATCAACAGGTACAGAGAAAAACTTTTCTCCGTCTGGTACATATCTATTAGGCACCTCGATTACTGTTGCATATTTCTCCAGTGCAATATCAGAAATAACCCAAGCTTCTTTACAGTCATCTCTAAGAACATAGAATGTCAAGTTCTTTTCTATCTTGTCAAGTAGCTTCTGCTTTCGATAGGGTATCCTTACATCTTTCCAAGAGGAGGGCCACTCTCCCTTCCATGAATATTTAATTTCAGTTTCTGAAAAACAAACTGTACCATCCTCTGATATACTTTCTATATCACAAGAAAATTTCTCCACTACATTAGTAATACTATGTTTCTTTTTCTTTAAATAAGAAACAATAGCATCTTTAGATGTCTTATCTGATTTATTATATAGTTGTTTATTAAACTTTTTAGTTCTTCCTAGTGAGTTTCCTGCCATGTTCTCCCTATCTTTGCATCTGCATTGAGTGGAATATTCATCTGGAAAAAGTCAGATACTCTGGTCATGCAAGGATCAGTAATGCTGACAAGTTCTTCTGCATCATCAACATGAACTTCATACTGTTGCTCATCATGAATAGTGTTTACCAGATATGCCCTGAGTTGTCTATCTTTAATTTCATCATCAAGGAAGATAGACCATTGCTTACAGCAGATAGCCCCGCCGCCTTGCAAAAGGGTATTCAGGGCAGCATGAGCACGTCTAATCAGTATCCTCCTGCCATCTATACCCCTGATGTAACCTCTGGTTGAATGTCTTTGAACGCTCTTGATGAGCTTATCCAACTTGGGAAGACTGGACAGAAACTTTTCTCTCAAATTTCTTCCATCATTGGATGATCCATTAACGATGGAGCCTATCTTCTGATTACCTGCACCATATATGAATGCATAGATGAAAGTCTTTGCTGCATTTCGAGTGGGCAGACCTGCCAGTTCCTGATTGTAGGTATGTGGATCACCCTCCAGAACCTCATGGATGTACTCATTGTCCTTCATGTAGTGTGCCAGCATTCTCAGTTCCAATCCTTTGGCATCCATCCCCACCAGAACATGCTTGTCATCAGGTACTGTCCAGCAAGACCGTGAGTCTTCACCATATGGCTTATGGTTTGCCACGATGTTTGCCATGTTGGGGTCTGCATGGACCATACGTCCTGTCACAGCACCCATTGTAATGACCTTACCATGTACTCGATTGTTCTTGTCCACTACATCCAGCCAGCTTTCAATCGTCTTGGCTCTGGTCTTCAGCATCTTCCATTCTGCCAGCCTCTTGATCTCCTCCGGTGCAGAAGAGGATATTGTTTCCAGATTTTTCTCACTGATCTTTGGTGATCCCTTTGGTGTAAACTCAATGGGATTCCATCCATATTGATCTAGTCTCTGAATGATTTGCTTTGGTGATGCAAGATTAAATTTCTCATATTCAAATGCAGAGAAAGGCCCAACGATATTATTATAATCATAATTCTTCAACCCTACACTGGAACGTGTGCCATCCTTCTTGATCTTTGGTACTATTTCCTTGATCAATCTGGCTCTGAGAGGAACCTTACTCAGTACACTATCTTCTATCTCCGTTGCCCTGTTCAGGACTTCCATCATTAGCTTGTGTGCTTTTTCAGTGTTGAGATAGAAGCCTTTGCTTTCTTGCTTGTTAAGAACATACCTTATCTTATGTTCCAAAGCTATTGATTTGTCAGAGAAATCTTTCTTCTCAGTTCCCATTAAAAAATCATA